CGTAGTACAGCAAATCCCCGGCCGTGTACGTTGACAGACCCGTGCCACCATTTCCAGTGCCAAGTTGGCCAGAAACCGCAGCCGTTTGATTCAACGCAACAGCGTTCCACTCAACTTGTGTGCCACCGGCATTTACAACCAAAGACTTGTATCCAATCCCCAAAGAAAGTTTTGACCAAGCGTTGGTCCCCGATCCGTACAACAAATCACCTGTTGCTACTGTCGAGGTTCCCGTCCCGCCAAGAGTCGCCGCAATCGTTCCAGAGACATTGATTACCTGACCGGCAACGGTAATGTTTGTCCCGCCGGTATACACCTGCTGATCCGCAAATAGGGTAAACGTCAGCGCGGTTGTGCCAACCGTGATGGTCCCTATAACAGACAACACATAAGAGTCGCCAGCCTGTGTTACGCCGCCCGTAATAAAGAAATAAGCGTTGTTGGCAATCTCGCCAGCCGCAGCCGTGTCAAAGTCCGTTGCGCGAGTCAGGATAAACGGAGTTCCCGCAGAACCCACCTGTGTGACCGTATAAACGCCGTTCTGCGCTCCGGCAGCTTGGTCCTTAACCAGAACCCGAATGCCGGATGTGACCGCTGTAGCGTCGATTGAGAGAGCGCCATTGGCCGTTGCCGTAAGCGTCGCTCCAACGCCTGATGCGCCATTGCTGTAGGTGCAAGACGGAAGCGCCGCAACAGACGCCAACACCACAGAAGGGTGAACCACAAACCCACCGCCAGCGGATGCGTCAACGTATTGTTTGGTCGCGGCCTGAAGAGCTAACGTAGGGTCTGCATTGAGCAGAACCGTACTTCCAAAAGTAGACGCACCGCCGAAATACGTCGTTCCGCTGACGTTGAGTTTGTACCCAGTGTCCGTTGAGGTGTTAACTAAGAAGTTGCCGGTGTTTCCCTTGATTGTGGCGCGAGTATTGGCTAATAACGTCCCGCCTGAAAACAGGATAATGTCACTCGCCGCATTACTAGTGCCCAGCAACAGTGCCGACGCTTGACCACTTGTGCCACCGCCCGTGTACACATATCCACCATTGGCAGGGAAAATTGTGTATGTTGCATTCGTGTAATTGGAGCTTGAAATCCCCATGTCGATGAAGTACGAATCGACATCAGAAGCGTCGTTGTAAGCAACGTAATCAACAGAGGCATCCGAGCCATTGTTGACGTTTTGAATGTAGTTAAGCTGATACCCGTTGTAGTTTGTTGAGGCACTTGAAAACGTCTGCACAAATGGCGTGTAAGAACTAGCTCCAGACCCAGTGAGTTTGACCGTTCCTGTGATCTCTGGACTGGCATAAGTGCCGCCCGTAACCGTTTTTCCAGTAAACGTCAACGCCGACGGAAGGGAAACAACCGCATCTCCCGTAGTCGGAAAAACCGTAACCTCGTTGGCAGTCCCCGTTACCGACGTTACGCCAGCAGTTCCGTTTGACGCCGCCGTGATCTGGCCTTGCGCGTTAACCGTAATGTTGGCCGTTGTGTAGCTTCCGGGGTTAACTGCGGTGTTCGCAATAGATACCGTACCGGTAGTAGTAATAGGACCACCAGTTAAACCAGTCCCCGTATTAACCTGTTGAACCGTACCCAACCCTGCGATGCTACTAGCCGCAGAAGTGATCTGCCCTTGAGCGTTAACCGTAATATTGGCGGCATTATACGAACCCGGAGTAACACTTGTGTTGGCAATAGAAACAGACGGATCCCCAGAAACTCCATCACCATTACTAACAGAAATTCCAGTGCCGCCACTAATTGATCGCCCAGTGAGGGTTGTTGCATCTGTTTTTACCTGAAAACCAGTCCCTGAGTTAACCAGCGACAACAACGCCCCAGTAGTGGTTACATTCAACACACCTTGTGGGCTGCTGGCCGTTAAGGTCAATCCATTTGTCGCCCCAAGATACCGACTGTTTGTCAGCGTTGACTCTTGATTAAGCGTCAAAAAAGTTTGGTTTTGAACCGGAGATCCGGCAAGCGCCGCAGCCGTTGTCTTAACCGTGACTCCATTTTGAACTACAGGAACTACCTCAGATCCAGTAATTGGCCCCGCTGCAGGCAATTGTGTAATCGTAACTTGTGATGACATTGCTATTAACCCGGCGGACTGGGTTCAATGGTGTTCTCATTGCCATTGTTGGCGGGGGTTTCATTGCTCCCTTGAATTGATATGTAATACTGATTGTTTCCAGTGGTAATCATGTAATCGCCAGTACCATCAAGGTTTACATCAGGTCGAGGAAATCTGATTGTAATCCTCTCGGTCTTTCTTGCTGGCAACCGATACGGATCAAACTGATCAGCACAACCAGTATCGCAAACCCGCAATCCCGGAAAATTTGCATCCGGTCGCAAAACTGAATGCGGATACTTCATCTTGCACCGGTCACACACTGCAATTGCAATGTCCGCATATCCGCGTGTGTCAAGAAAGCGTGGCATTACCGTGTGTAAACGCTAATATTTGGGGCCAGATAGATCGGCGACTTGTCGCGCTCTTCCGCCTCAGCTTGACCCAAATACTTCTCGGCCTGAGCCTCAAGATACTGAATCCGGTCCATGCCAACAGCCGGCAACTCTAGGCTCATGCGGTGAGCCAGCATCATGAGCGTTGCTTCATACCAACGCTGCGGCACTTCCAACTCATTCGTAAGCGCCCCAACGTCATCAATCTGACGTGAGTACCAAACCACCATTTGCACAAACGGGTCGCTTGGCACAGGCCACAAGTAGATCTTTGATTGCGGAATTGTCCGGTTAAACCAGAACTGAAACGGTTGATTGGCCGTAAAGTTCTTGTTCGGCAAGTTGGTGTAATCGTCCCGGTTCAACCGGGCCATCGTAATTTCAGTTGAGTTATTCCCAAAGAACAACTCCCGCAGACTCAAAGTTCCTGAAATTGCGCGGATTCGATAGTAAGCAACCGTGTAGCCCGGATCAATGTCGTACCAGATCCATTGGTTGTCAACCCAAACGGTCGGACCGGGAGCCGAGATTGTGGTCCATGTAATTCCGTCATAGGAACACTCAAATACCACATCGAACGTGCCAGAAACGCCCGGCAGGACGCCGATAGACCCAATATAGACCGCTGAATCATACTCAACTGCTATGTTCCCGCCAGCGGAAGTCTGCGTGCATATCGTGTCAATATAACCGTCGAAGGCGTAATCAACCAGACCACCCGCGCTGCTTGTGTAAATCCCCGTTGGCCTTGCCATCTTGCGATACAAGGCTTGCAATACGTCGTTTCCGCCAACAGGAAGGTCGTAAATGTACTGGTTTGCCTTCAGGCCGTACACTTTCTTTTCGATTGCCCAATATTGAATACCTAAGTTAATTAGATTGGACAGCAAAAAAAACAAAGACTCACGAGCAGACGTTACCTGCTCCGACGTGAGTTCCTCGGCAAGTTTACCGGCCCGACGCGCTCCGTGGTCGATCAACTGCTGAACATTGATGACCGTGGTGCCAACAGTCCCAGAATATGCCATTTACCACCCCGACGGACAGTTCCAACGCTTCATTGAGGCCCTAGCCCGACTCCCCTTTTCGCTTTTTGCGGCAATCGGACCCATTCTTGCGCAGAAAGATCTTTTCCTCGGACCACCCTGTGGCTGAGGAGCTTGAAGGTTACTTCCCGTGGCCCTATTATACTTGACTCTTCCTTTTGCGGTAAGCCCCGCACCTTGTTCGACAGGCAATTTTTCACCACGACTGACTGAAAGGACAGGACCGCCTTTTTTCATTTTTGCGGTTTTGGCTGACTCTTTGAACGCTTTGGCGGTTGGAGCGCCAGGAGAACCCGGCTTGCGCATTTTTTCGCCAGACCCTTCAGCTATGCGCTCTCGTTTGGCGTGGATGTTGGCGTACAAACCACCGTCTTTGAACTTCTTGCCTTCGTCAGCCTTAGCAAACTCTTTGCCGACCGACTGAGCGATGCCAACCTTCTTAGCGAACTTCGGGTTGTGCGCAACCGCCTCCATCAGACGGTGCTGGGCTGGTGATTTGCTTGGCATTATTAAGTACCAGAACCAGTAACACTGTTGTTTGCTTCAATTAACTTACCAGTCACAATAATTCCTGCGGAAATTGTTCCCGTATTTGTACTCAATTGCCACTGAATATCTGTTTTTGACTCATACACAAATGGCGTGTCTGACCTGTTAACCAAATATGTAGAAATAAATGGCTGTTGCAGTACAGTCAAAGTTACGCCATTTGTATTATTTTTTGCAACAACTTTATATGTAATAAAAGTACCAGAGCCATATACTCCAGTGGTATTTACCTCAACCAAACTTAAATAAAGTTGGTATCCATTTGGTACCGTATACACGGTGCTTTGTGATTTTCCGATGCCAGCGTTGATTTGAGCCAAAGTGTTGCTTACTTGCTTTGCGGTAATTATGCCTACGTTAGATGCTTGACCTGATGCAACGCCAGTCATCACCAAGCCATTTACACGAAAATAACTTTTGGTGGTTGTGACACCACTTGTGCCTGTCAAAACAACAACCTCAGAAATTGGATCAAAGTTTGCGTCAAGACCGCTAATCAAAACTTTAGCAGGAGACACATCCGATGCCGAAGTGCTTACAACAGTCAGCGTTGATGCTGATGTTGGATAAGTATAGGTCGATGCATTTTCCCAAATTGGGATTGATGTCGTGGTAACTGAGGGTTGATAGCCAAATAGGCTAACGGTGCTATGACCCAAAATTTGTCCACGCGACACTTGTAAGTCAAACGGTTCATATGCGCCAGCACGGGTGACTGAAGCAACAATTCCATTACTCATATTTATCTCCAATGAAGACAGGGGCCGAAGCCCCTGTTCTTAACACGCGCCGCCAGCCTTTTTTGCCCTCATAAAGCCACGAGCTGGACCGTATTTTTCGTTACTGTCCTCGTTCGCCATCTTAATGATCGGTGCAACTTTGCCGCCTTTTTTGTAAGCGCCAGAAAGAGCTGTAATCTCCACAGGCGCAGGCATCGGCTTACGCCCCTGTTTCATCCGCTCCGGACCGCCGTCGTCTTGGACGCGACCGCCCTCAGCAAACTTTTTTGCGGCACCGCCTTTGCGGAAACCACCGCCGTTGCCGAGTTTCACGTCGCCGATTTTAGCAGATGAGTTGTCAGGACGAGTTGTACGCATCTTAGTGGCGGTTGCAGCGCCGGATTCATTTTTGATGATCCCATTAGCTGAAACCTTGCCACCGTTTTTGTACCCGCCTTGGCCATCAACCACACCACCCGTAGCGTAACCACCAGAGTTGCCTTTGGTCACACCGCCAGTGGCGAGTTTGAGCTTGGTGCCCTTGCCACCTTTGTGCTCTTGGGCGTCATGCTGTTTGAACGCCTTTTTGACCATGGCTTTGTCTTGCGCCTTATCAGACTTGCCACCTTCCTTCATGGGGCGACCCATCGGAGGTGCAGGCATCGGGGGACGACCCGGCGCAGTGGGATTAGTCATTGGAGCAGGGCGACGCGCCATGCGTTTAGCCGCCATCGCCCGAGCAGCTGCGGGGTTAGCCATCGGAGTCGTAGGTCCAGCAGCGCTCATCATAGGGGCAGCACCAATCATAGATGAATCACCCATGGCGCCACCGTCCATTTTCCGAACAGGCCGAGTGGCTGACCCGCCTTTTTTAAGATGGAGAATAACCGATGGCTCGGTTGTTTCCATTTTAACCATTGGTTTGAACTGACCCATTTCAGCCTCCTTTAGGCTTGCGTGACGCCAAGGGCGCCAACTCGGGTTGCATTGGGGCCAACCGCAATTGCCGGGAGGGCCAGTGTCATAACAAGACGTTTGATGCCATCAGCCGCCGTGCTCGGAGCAAAAGTTCCTCGAACGTCACCGGTGGTCGTCGTAGCTGTTGCTGTATCAGCAACCGTCAGAACACCAGAGGTGTCATCAGCAGTCGCATTGTTCCAACCGTAACGGACAACGTACGACTTATCAATAAACCGAACCGGGCAGCCGAAAACATCAGCTGTTCCGACTGTTACTGCAGTCGTAGTTCCACCAGCAGCGACTGTCACCGAAGTAACGTAGTAAAACGCCTTTTTTCCGGCAACAGTTGATCCGACTGTCGAGGTGATTGCCTCGGACATTGCTTGTCCATAGTAATCGTAACCAGACACAGTGAAAGTGCGCTGAGTACCGGCAGCAGCTTGCGTTACGCTAACTGCACGAGGTAAGTCCAACTGCAGTGCGGTAACACCGTTGGGAAGCACGACCGACTTAACTGATGTTCCAGCAGTCAACGTTAGCGAACCAGCAGCTGCGGGGGTCTGGCTTGCGGCGATGTTGGCAGTCTGAAGGGTTTGAGGAAGCAAGTCCCAAACATAGATTCGGCCGAGTGGTCCAACGCCGAGTTCCATCGGGGATGGATTGTCGAACGCGATGTTCGTGTGCCCAGACATCGTAGTGCTAGACGCAGTGGACGAAGTACTTACTGTGTAAGTTCCCGTGCCGCCGGTGCCAGTACCAAACGCTGTGATGTAAGTTCCATCAGTTACGTTTGAACCGTCAACGTACATGCCCAAAACAATCGGCGCACCCTGCAAAAGCGCGGTGACCGTTAGAGTTGTAGTGGCAATTGAACCAGTGAAAGTGGTAGAAAACGGGCGAATACCCGTACCCATGTAAGTCTGGGCTGGACCTAAAAACAGGTCATCTGAAAACTGAGGCATGGTCTGCTCCTTGAAAAGTTTGACCAACCAAAAACAAAAACGGGGGGCGATTAGCCCCCACCGACTTAGACGCCCGGCGTGCCGTACATTGCACGTGGATCAGTCCAGCCCACTTGATAACGCTCGGTTGCTTTGTAACGCATGGAGTCGGTTTCAAAGTCACCTTCCATGGTCTTTTCAAGCGCACGACGCATCAGGAGCTTCATGCCTTCTGGGGCATCGGTCTGAACCCACCAAGAGTTGGCATTGGTCAAACGCGACAGAACAGCGGCACCTTCGTCCAGAAGCCCAATGGACTTGACTGGGTTGATGTCGTTGTTTGCCGTACCAGCACGCAACACGCTCTTCAGGAGAACTTCGGCTTGGAACACGTTTCCTGGTGCGACGACCAGTTGACGTGGGACCAAACGGATTTTCTTCCCGTTGTTGTCCACAGCTTGACGGATCTGGATGAGCATCTGCTCGAGAGACGTCTGGCTGAGGTTAGCGGCAGTGGCGAGCTGATTGCTGAACGAACCACTCACGATCGGGTGTGCGGTGTTGATCAGCGAAACGCCATCACCACCAACATACGACGAGTTGAATGCACGATTCAGCACGTTTGCGCTCAGGGTCTCTTTTGTCTCAATCAAAGACTGAGCCAAGTGACGAGCGTAAACTTGACCGATACGGATATGGTCGCCGTCTTCAACCAGCACTTTGGTCAACGCGAAGGCTAGGCCATACACGTTGTACACGTAACGCTGGAGGAAGAGCACGCCACCTTGCTGGTACGAAACCGGAGTTCCGTCAGGCAATTGTGGCGCAGCGCCAAATCCATAAAGGACAGGCTCTTCGTGGTAATTGCGGGGAATACCTTGTTGTTCGCGGAAAACCCGCGACCACTCATCGGTACGTTGATCATAGACTCCATCAAAACACTCATTGAGGATTGGCTCAACGATGCTCCGGAAGTCCGTACTGCGCATTGGGGCTGCCATGACTTAGCCTCCTTTAGATAGCAACCGGGTAGGCTGCAGTGTTCGCGGCAGTGTAGATCTGAGCATACTGATGCTTAGCAATCACACAACGAACGATGGTGTAAGAATCTCCCCACGCATTATCAACGTAAGGCGCCAAGTCAACGATACGCATCTGAGCCTGTGCAGTAGCCCCTGCCAGAGTGGTCGAAAGCGTGCAAGCCGAAAGGCCAGTCGTCGTCGAACCCGCAGTCGTTGCACTCAAGTTGGCTTCGTCGCCAATTGAGGTTTGTGCCAGCGAGCCATCAGCTTGGATTTCATAAACGATGTTAGGGTCGTTGTAGAAATAAGCGATGCAAGAACCAGCAACATAAGCGGTGCTGGCTGGCCAATAGTTAGAAACACGACGGCGACCCGTAGTGTCAGTCCATTCAACACCTGCAAAAGCACCTAGGAATGCATCGCCTGCAGCTGCAACGATGATGTTTCCACTGGTGTCTTGCTTAACAGGCTGACCTTTGAGAATGGCCGTACTGTACGCAGAAGCGATGCCGTCGGTTAGCGCAACCGCGCGATCCAAACCTGTTGGATGAAACGCAGGGCGCATACCGAACGGAGCATTAGTCGAAGACATAATAAACTCCTTGAGTATTAAAATCCGTCAGGTGAAGACCGGAACGGGCTTGACGTTGTCGAGTTCATTCATGCCTTCACCCTCTACCGAACCAAGCCTTCGACCATTGCTATCGCGAGCACCTTGTAGGTTCTCTACTTGGACGCGGATCTTATCCGCTTCGTCCTGCGGCGCAAAATGATGGAACTCTTCCATGATCTGCTGATACACGTCCTGTGGGAGCTTGTATAACAACATCTCGTTACACGCGATAAAGCCAGTGTGCTCGCCTGATTTGACTTTGAAGCTCTCGAAACCGGGAACTTCTTCGATCATAACAGGCTGATAGCCCATGCGCATGCGTTTATGGATTGGGTCGTAGCCGTTGGTGGTGGATAACCAGCACAAATGAAATCCGGGAATATCCGGAGGGGTCGGGAGTGATTCTTGGATCCACTCGTTGCGGAACATTCTACGACGTTCCTGCTGATTTGCCAAATCATCACTGGCGGGTGCACGTTGACTATCCTGCGATGCGCGGGATTCACGTCCACCAGCGAGAAGGTTCTTTTTGAGTCGAGTATCTTGCATGGTTAGCTCCGGTTCATGCGGTCATATTCAGCGTAGCGGCGAATCATCTTGTTGCGTTCAGCGAGGTTGTCCCATCGCCCAGCATCTTTGATTGCTTTCACGCGATCTGGCGAAAGATAAAATTCGTTCGACTTTGTAGTCGCGCGACTTTCTCTACCAGAACTAGTTACCACAGACCGAGGCCTCCTATTTGAAGATCTGTCATCTTGTTCGGTATTATAACGGTGTGGAAGGTATTTCGACAACCTATTGTCGAGTTCTTCCCAATATTCACTGCTTTTTGGGTCCCAACCCTCTTTGACCAGACTCTCGTCGATCTTGGTAGCGACCTGACTGTCGGTGTCACTACCTTCGGGGTCGAACCAATCATTGCGAGCCATCCAGTCACCCGCATGCCGTTTGAGCATGGGGTCTGGAGCTTGCGGAACATTCTTTTGCGGAGGCTCGGAGACGACTTTCTTTTTCAGCGCCTCGAGAGCTTCGACTTGCCGCCGCGATTCATACCAATGCTCCTGAGCATCGGCCAAAGCAGCGCCATTGGCCATTTCGGTGGCCTCTTTGATCTTCATTTTAGCGTACTGAAGTTTCAAATGACCATCTTCGATCGCCTTGTCGATCCGAGCTAAGTCGGATCCAGCGGTACGTTTTTCAAGCACCGCCAAACGCTCAGCCATCTGTTCATTCTGACGTTTAAGCGCAGTGATCAGATGGTTGGACTCGCTCGCCTTGGCTTTGTGAATCTGTTTCTTGAGCTGTCGCTCCTCGCGTCGAGCCAAACGGATTGCTTCACGTTCCGGGTCAATATCCGGAATGTTATCAGCTCCGTTGTCGAAGTTGTCAGAGCTCGCCGAGGATTCTTGACGATTTGAATCCACGTCGACACTGGGAAATCCAGGTTCGATTACCGAGACAACTGCTGATCCATCGGTCGATTCCGATACCTGGAGGTCTAGTTTTTCTGTTGCGTTCATAGGAATGCCTTCACTTTCAATGGATCACCCGTCACTTTGGCAATGACTTCGTGATCGTTGAACACACTAAATAGTGCAGTTTCACCAAGTTGTGGGTCGCCATAGATCACTTCCCAGCGATCGCCGCCCCACTTAGGCATACGCACGTAATCACCCACCTCGATCCAGTTGCCTTCGGGCCACGGATTGAGGGTGTCGCGTTGTTTGAAAGCGAGTGGGCCGATAGCGATGACTTTCGCTACTTGGTTGTTCCACTTTTCGGTTTCTTTGGTCTCTTCCACAAGCATAATGCCCGAGTTGGTTACCGTTTTCCGTGTCTGTCGCCATTGCACGAGAATACGTCCACCGACAGGCATTGCACCGGGATCCACTGCAGGAAATGCTTCCCGCAACGCTGCTTCATTCGAAGCGTCCCGTTCAATTGTCATCGTCTTCTTCCCTTAAAAGGTCATTCAAAATGTCCAGAGCTTTCACAAGCCCTTGGTGCTGGCCAACTAGCCGTTGGTAGGCATCGAAGGTCGTGGCATTACCACTGACCAAAGATTCAGAGATCTTCCGTTTTTCAGCTTCCACCGCACCGATGTAGTCGCTGACGTATCGCATTATTTTTTCTTCGCTTGAGCTAGACCACCAGACTTAGGTGCAGACTTAGCGGGTGCCGAGCCACCTTTCATCGTCGTGCCATTGAGCTTGACGCCCATAGCCATACGCTTGTGCTGGGGAACCATCTCGCTCATTTGTGAATCATTGGATGCCATTTAGCCCTCCTAAGGCTTGTTGTGCGCTTTGTTGCGCTGCTAGAGCAGTTTGCTGCTGCTCGTGTTGCAGAGTTGCCGCGTCGTGCGTCAGTTCTGCGGACTTGATTCGCTCCTCGGTGAGTCGGTCAGAAGCGTTGAGTGCAATTTCAATCTGTTGCTGACGATTCTTTGCCAGCATGTCGGCTTTGAGTTTGGCCTGCTGCACCTGAAGTTCGCCAAGGTCTTTGTTCTTGCGCCGCTCGGTTTCAGCCATCGAGGTTTGCAGAATGACCTGATCGCTAGCGTCCATCGGCGGGGTCGGCTTGAGCTGCTGCATGAGCTGCATGATCTGCTGCAGTGCAGGCATAACCTGCTTGAACGCGATCTCTGAATCTTCTTTAGTGTGCTGCGAAGCCAAAGCGTAGAGCTTGTCGATTTCGCCCGTGATCCCTGCGATATCGTAGTCTTTGACAGGTTTGCCGAGCGACTGCTCTACGTACCCATTCATGTGACCGAGATACCACAACATCACGTGCTGTTTGAAATGCTCGACGAACATAGGCATGAAGGTCGGGGCCATGAACACACTGCCGCCGAGCATCGGGTTGAGCGCGAAGTCCAGGTGCGCCTGGAGGTGCGCGAGCTGGTTCTGGTGCGGGTACGCGAACGCAGCCCGACCGATGCACATTGCAGCATTCTCCTCGGCTGCATTGATCTCCATTGGCTCGGCGACCGCTGGCATCAGCTCGGTTATGTTCGGGATCTTCATCTGCTTGAGCATCCGTTGCACGACTGCGCGTCGGTCGAACAGTTCTGGGAACTTGTCCGTCAGAGCCAACACAGCTTGAGCTTGCGCCATGCGCTGAGTTTCTGAGAAGATGTGCGGGTCAGAAACCGGCAACACGTCGGTGTTGCGGTTGAAGTCTTCGCGCTTGATTTCCAACTCAGCGACCACGTCGCCTTTGCGCTGATCGTCGAGGTACCAACGGTTGATCCGCTGGAGCACCATGAGCAGCTTGCGCTGGCTGTTGTGTAGCCGGGCATGAATCGCCGAGAACACCGCAGCACCCTGCTCGATCAGAGCTTGCGTGGTGCCCACCGGCGCATTGTTTGTTACGTCGGCGACTTTCTCTTCCGACGTGGTGACCACGCCTTTGGCCGCAGTGGTTAGGAAACCGAGCAACTCGAGCAGCACCGGGCTAGGAGGGTTGAAAGGCATCGGCATGGCGAGCTTGCGGATGTCGTCCACTCCCGGCGCACCTTCGATCTCGGTCACCTGAGTCACTTCAACGTTCAGACTCTGCCCCGAGATCTTGGCTCCTTTGAGCTTGAGCATCGTGGCAGCGTTGTTGATGTGGGCGGTGTCGAGCAGAGCTCGCAAAGAACCAGTAAGAGCAGCAGTGAGGCCACCAATAAGGTGAGGAAGCCCAATAGCATAAGCACCACGCCAAGGGATGAACTTAAATTCGACAAGCCAATCCAACTTAGCCATTGACTCATCGCCTTCCTCCCAATTGCGATACAGACCCAAAACCTCGGTGTTCAAGTCGTCAACCATCAGGATGTACGGAGCCAACTCGCCTTTGCTGTAGCTGTCGTCTTCCAGCGCCAAGTTCGTGTAGATGTGGTACACCCGGCGCACGCCATCTTCGTTGTCCTGCCACTGCTTGCCTTCGATCTTGTCGTTGGCCTTTTCAGAAGCCGACGTCGTTGGCTCTTGAGTCGCCTTTGTAACTGCCACGTCTCGGTACAACCCACGGCTGATCCGGTCGTCGAACTCTTCTTGCGTGATGTCTTGCACTTCCGTCACGCGCTGAGCGGTGTAGAAATTACCCGCTGAGAATGGCAGCATGATGTTGTCGATCGGCACGAACTCCGCGCATGGGCGACGTTTCTTTTCGTCGTACCAGAGCTTCATGAACTGCGAACCGCCCAACGGCAGCTGAGTGAGCATCTGTTCCTGCTCGTCGCGGAACTCCTCGATCTGCTCGGTGAGCTGCCAGTTCATGTAATCACGCTTGCGGTCAGCGCGAGCTTCGGCCTCTTCATTGACGTCGCCGAGAATGTTGGTGCGCACCGGGCCGTCGGGCGGGAACAACTCTTTGATCGCGCGGGATTCGAAATCGATACAAGCCTCAGCCATCACAGGGTGCACGACTTTGCTTGCACCCGTGAAGGTCGCCCCACCCGGTGCGTCGTGGCCCAATCCGGTGCGCCGCAGCCCCTCTTCGTACTGTTTGTCGCGCTCTTTCCTCGCCTCCTGATCTTTTTCAATAAGGTCGATGTACTTCAGCGCGATCTTGTCCAGGTCCCAGTCTTCAACCTCTTCGGCCAGATTGGCGTAGAAGTCCTGATCTTCCTTGGGACCTTTGAACTCGTCCATGCGGACGATCGCTGACCCGTCAGGCTGCTCTTCAACCTCCGCGAACTCGTCGTCCAGGTCCAGCACCAGACCTTCTTCGTCCTCTGGCTGAGCGGTGGGGTCTTGTTCCTGCATCGGGTCGATTGGCATTTCAGGCATGATGTCTTCTGGTTAAACCAAGTGATCGAACGGGTTGGTTGAGACTCGGCCACCTTTGGCGTAGTCGCTCATCTGCGCAGGTATATTTGGCCGCCCGATCCATGGCTGGCCGGGTGTCGGTTGCTTAGTCGCGCTGTTCAATATAGCTTGAATACGAGATTCTAAGTCTTCTTGCGACTTTGCATCCTTAGCAATCTGCACGCCCAACGCATTGTTGTGCAGGTCTTGGTCGTAATCCGGCGGCATCTTGCCGATTCCGAGCATGTAGCCAATCGTTTTGACCGGTGCATTGCCGTGCTCGTGCGCCATACCGGCGATTTTGGCGACAGTTGGTCCGAACTTCTGCGCCATCATCCCAGAGGCAAGCATGTGGCGTGCGGCGTCTTGCTGCGTCCACTCGCTCTTTTGCTTGGGAAACATCTGTTTGGAGCGCGACTGAGCGTACGACGATGGGTCGAGGAAGAAATCGGATTTGACTGAGCCGCCTTCTGCATAGCCTTCTGGCTTAGACAGGCCTATGAATTCTCTGAATTGATCCAGCGTCATAAACTGATCAGTTTTTGGATTGGCTTCGTACGCATCGTTGAATTTGTCTTCGTATTCTTTCGGTATTTTTGACTTTGATTTCGAGCCGGATATTTCTTTCAGCGCATCTTGAACAGAATTGTAATCGTTCACGTCGATCAGGTGTGCATTTCCTATCTCGTTCACTGCGCTCCATTCACCAGATCGAACGAAATCTTGCACGTATGGAGCGTAATCAGCGATTGGCCTTGCGTTACCTTTGCCTCTGATCTGAACGATAGTTGGTTTTTTGTTTTCAAGCTCTGCAAGGAATTGGTCAGCTTTGTCAGGGCTGAACTCTCTTAAAATGCTTTCAATAGTTTCATTTGAGTCATCGACATACCTTCCGTGCAGACTTCTGAATGCTTCATAAAGATCGTCGTCTGGGTGCTCATCTTGAAGAGCACCATACTCCTCGTCGCTAACCCTGTTAATCACATCGTCCCATATGTCGCCGAACTTACCACCTTCGACCGTTTGCAACGTCGGTTGCACTTCGATCGTTACGTGCGCCTTGCCCTCTGGGTCGCGCAAAGAGTAAATCCTAGACTGACCAGAAGCAACGTCGGGGCAATACCCCCCAACGCAGTGGCCCATTACATTGCCTTCGTGCTTCAGAGCTTCTTCAAGGGACTTAGTTCCGTCTTCAACGGACTCAGGAAGTTTCAGCTCAACCCACTTGTAACCTGTGTCAGGGTATTCTTTGTGAGTGAATGTGGCGGCATTGTCTCTAAGAACTGCGCTCTTTTCTTTTATTCGCCAATCACTGATGTCGTTGACGCGTTTGACAGCTTGATCAACAGTGACTTTGTCTAACTGTTTGGGTGTGAGGCGCAAATTCTCTGGCAAGTCTGAGTCAGGTCTAACTGCATTACGCAGTTCATCCATGAGGTGGTTAAAATCTAAATCAGAAGAAAAAGTTTGCTCGTCTGCTATTTTATAAATTGGAGTTTCTGGGCTGAGCTTTTCAATCCAAGGATTGTTGTTAGCCATCTCCAAAGTCGGATTCCATGCCCCAGAAGGTGAACTTGAATCCCTAGCATTTTTGATATCTTCTTGATAAACCTCAGCAATGTTAGGATCAATAGCTGAATCAGATCGGGTTTCCCACTCTTCAGCCCTACGTGCATTGACCAAATTCCCTTCAGGGTAACCAGCCTCAGCATGCCTATTAACTGCAAACCCTTCGTCTGGGAAACCCGCTGCGACACGGGCATCAAATGTCCGCTGCGGCAACCAAGAACCACCCATCTCAGCTTCGATATTGCTGATGCTCGGACTATGAGTGTAGCCTTGCTCGTGCGCAAGACGTATGGGGTCGTCCGGCGTGCCCATCTCGTTCCGCACGTATGGCGTGAGCTTTTTGTCGATCCAACGGTTCAATGCCGCGTCTTCCGGACTTAGCAGCGCATTGTACACATCAGGTCTGTGCATCTCGAGCCATCCTGTTGGATTGTACTGACCGCCACCTTCAACAATTTTAGACCACAGATTTTCGCCTGCAGCTCTATTGACCGCCACACCTTCAACACCTTGAGGGTGCCGCCTCAACGGTCTTAAAGCACGTAATACGCTATCTTGCTTGCCAGAAAACGACGGAGCCCAATTGCCACCTTTGGGCTTGACCGCAAACGCCAGAGGGTTAGGCGCAACGGATTGCGGCAATCCGGGGATCATCGACTCGCCCGAGAGCATGCGCTGAGCCATGGCTTCACCAGCTGCTCGAGCTACAGGTTTGGCGACTTTGGTTGTAGCAGTGCGAGCCAGCGCTCCAGCTGGCTGAGCCAAACCCGCCACATCCACAGCGCGTGGGTCAGTGCGGAAAGTCTGCAAGGCAGGACCCCAAGTGTTGGGGTTGAGCGTTGCGGGGCTGCCACCGTAGAACGGTGAAGGTGTGTATGGGCGATCAGAGGTGCTGTCGCGAGGCGTATGAGACCAGTCCTGCAGCGCAGTCCCTGCATTTTGCAGCGGGTCGGTGATCAGCATCTGAGCGAGGAACGATTTGATCGGGGCAGCTTTCTTCGTCTCAGACAATGGCTCGGCCATCGACTTGCCCAGCGACTCAGCGCGTTTGCCGAATAATCCAATTAACTTCTCGATCTCGCTCTGTGGAATGGAGCGGATATCGGAGCCAGCAAGGTCGAAGAACGGATTGTCGTCTTTAGCCATGTTTCACTCGGTCGAGTAGTTTGTCAGCCACTGCGAAGGACGTGTCAACGAGCAACCGCGCCAGCACATCCATCGCGAGTTGCTCGCGAGTGAATGGCTCGGGCTGCTCGACAGGCTCGGTAAACGACCAGTGATAGAACGCATACACGACCCGATCGTCAGGCGCGCAAACCAAAGTATCGCGCCAATGCGGGTATTTCCTTCCTTGGCACAGGCCACCCTGACCGATGCCCAAGTGCTTCGTGCTGTAGCTGCCCGTCCAAGGCGTGTGGTCTATGCCGTTCTTCCACTCACCTTCCCATGGCACGTCGCTGATCTTCAGATCCCACAGGAACCCACGCTTGTTCTCGAGGCAAACGCTCAATGTGAGGTCCAGATCGGGGCGATCCGTGTGCACCAACAGGTAGCTCCCATTGTGGTACGACCGCGTGTACACGCTGTCGAACTTGATGTTGGGATGAACTTGCTTGACGATGCGCGTGACATGCTCTGCGTGCTTGAGCGACTCGGGCAGCTGGTACACCCCGAAGCTGTTGCGGTAGTACGGATCGTTCTTCAGCTCGCCTTCAACGTTCTTGTTCTCGTGCGCGTCGAACGCAGAGACGATGCCTGCGCATTGTTGGGGTGTGAAGATCTGCATGTCAGGTTGCGTAAGGATTGACGCGACGTGATCTCGCCTCGTCAGCGTATTCGTCGTCGTACTGCGGAATGTCCACGACCAAGAAGCCCATGTCGCGCAGCACCCGCAGAGCTTGCGTCATTGCGTCGACCAAGTCATCGTGGCGCACCTCGGGGAAGGCGCAGATCTGCCCGATGAGCGGGTCGGCCCAATCACGAGCGAACCCAGGACGATGCATCGACTCAGGGATGTAAACGAGTCCGCGTTGAATTATAGGCGAGACAATGTTAAGTCGCTGCATCTTGTCAGCACCGCCCGGATTGTACGCACGCACATTCAGACCGGTGCGCTGCAAGTCCTGAATGAGCGAGATGCCTGCAGACTTGTCCTCGATCAGGATCAGGTCGACCTTCTTCCCAACGCCGAACTCATTCACGTCGCCGTAGATCACAGTGGCCTCTTCGGTCACGTGGGGGCGCAGGTCGGGATACTGCATGTGCTTCTCCCAACAGTCAATGAGCATGGCACACATCGGCGCATCCTCGTTGGGTCGGAACACTCCCAACACCACGCATGCAGTGGGGTCGTTCTTGGTCTTGTCCGAAGTTGCGCAGTCGTATGACTGCACCACGTACTCGAACTTCGGCAGCGGAGTCTCAGCGTCCCAGAGCTTGAACCACGTGCGCTTGATGACGCCCGATTCTTCTGGGTCGATGATCTCGGCGTAGATCTCTTGGCGACCCAGCTTGGTGCCTTCGTATTGCAGGATCTGCTCCATGAACTTCGGAGCCAGATTGTCCTTGTTGTCATACGTGGATGCAATCGTGTAGGCCACGTCCTCGCCGTCACGCTCAACCAACTCCATGATCTTGGGCTTGGGACGCGGCGTAGACGTGCATAGCAGGAGCGGATGCTTACCGAGCCGCATGCCGAACTGAATCATGTCCCACGCGTCGTCGAGGTAGTCCCAAGCAGCGAGTTCGTCCAGCCACCCGCCGTGAAACTGCGGACCTCGGAACCTGCCAGGTTCGGACGCGGGTATACCCTTGATGATCGAACCATTAATGAGTGTGATCTCGTGCAACGAGCTTTTATAATCCTGCACGATCTCAGCAGGGACTACATTCATCAGACCTGAGTCGCCTTCAAAGCACACGTCGCGCACGTCGGCTGAGGTCGGCGCACTGACCAGCCAGCGCGTCTGAGGCGTGCGCCACGCTGCCCACCAGATCCATTCCGCTGCGCTGCGCGTCTTCCCAGCGCCTCGACCTGCGAGCAGGAGCCAGATGCTCCACCAGATCTCTCTTGGGGGCAGTTGATGCGGCTTGGCAGTTTTGAGCCACGACATGCGCCGCTCGAGAGCGGCTTGGCTCGGTGCGTCGAGCAGTGGGAAATTCTCGCGTGCCGCCGCAATGATCGCTGGATCGACGGCTACAGAGTTCATTCCTCGCAGTTTTCCTCAATGAATGTAGTTTGTTGCGCAATGACCTTGCCAGCGGTGCGCCCATTGGCAAGGTCATTGCGCATCGTCACGCCCATCTCGAGTGCATCGAGCAGTTTGTCGAACACTCGCTGGTCGGCCACCTTTTCGGTTTCAGTCGTGACGATCTGTTGTTGAATCGCGGTCAACTTCGGATGAATGTACGGAGCCAAGTCACGAGCGATTGCGCACGCGGCAATCTTTTCGTCCTTGTCCCAGAAGTCCTTCATCGTCAGGTACATCACCTCCAGCGGCGTCACCGACATCATCTCGAGCTTGCCCAGCAACCGCTCACGAGCTTGCCGTTTCAGCGCCACCTGCCCCTTCTGACGCCCACCGCGACGCTTCGGTGGCTCGACTGCAGCGGTGTCTTGCATTTTTATGCCTGTTTCATAATTAACAACTCAGACAATTATGCAGGCAACTCAGGGTAGAAGGCAACACTCCGGAAAGTTCACTCGACAACTGTGAACACAATCCCTTCAAACTCTGCAGTTTTTTCGGCTTTGAGTTTCTTACGGAACAGTTGATGACGCGCCATCGGCAGCCCCAGCGCCATAAATGCCGAGGCCAGCGACCGATACTGTTTACCCTTGACCATTACTGCGGTGTGTTTGTTCGCCATGCGTTCCTCCAAGTTACAGATAGCATGGAAGTATGCCTGAAGTTCGATGAAATGAAATGCTTTTGGTGGTTCTTTTTTCGGCCTTCCCATAGCTCCTCCGAGCTCAATTATGTTCCGTCGACCCCCACCGACGGAACTCGGAGGCAGGTGGTCGTTTTTCCTTTAAGAAACAATGACTTCCGAGTTCCGTCGTTTTTGACCCCCTTAGAGAAGAGAAGACCGACGGAACTCGGGGGGAGAGGAGTTCGCTAACGCTCCTCTCCCACCCCCTACGTTTGATTCGAAACACCCGACGGACACCGACGGAACATCGACGGATCAACCCGGGAGCCTTGTATTTACTCACTGTATGTTCCGTCGGAGTTCCGTCGGGCCACTCTAACCATGTATTCTGCGATCTCGAACGAGAGCTCGGCGGTTGCTTCCGCGCCATTCCCGAGGTTACCCCGACCGATCAGTGCATGCATCACGACGGCTGCGTACAGATTGCGTAGTTCTTCGTAGTTCATTGTTGCTCCATCGCCGCTCGCCAGCCAGCCATAAATGCGCTGCGCTCGACGTCGGCTTGTTGAGGGGTGTGGGAACGTCCCGACCAATTTTGAAATGCTTCCTCCGAGTCGCGCAAGGCTGATATCTGACGCTTACGCCACATCAGGGCCTTGCCCAGTTCTTCGAATGCTTCGTCTTCAAGATCCCTTTGCATTTTCCAGCCTTTCCTTTCCATGGACAAAGCCCAGTGGGTTGAGTTTATCGATGCAGATTTGGCAGCGCCACTGACGTTTCCCGTCAGTCCGGCGAGCTAGTTCTTTGGCGGGTCGCTTTTGACATGCTTGGCAGATTTGACTCATTGAAGTTCGCTCCTACGATATAGAATGGGTGTGGTGTGTACTGAGTCTCTTTCAATCGGTTGATCCAGGTGTTGATGTGTTTGAGTTTCTCGCGCGCAGTGCCGCCTTCGATGAAACCATTATGAAACCTAGTCATTGCTGTTCTCCGTTTGTTTTTGCCATACGTGTTTGGGCAGTTCAATCGTCACAACCAAGTGATTGCACATCGAGCAGACCCTTTTGCGCTCGACCCAGTCGAAGAGACGATGCGTGTCGCGCCATTGCCGGGTGTCCTTAGTGCGCATGGTTGAGTCGCACTCTGGGCATCTCATGTGTTCTTCTCCCGCAGTTTTGCCTCGATCAGAATGTAAAAAGCCAGCAGTCCTCCATCGCCCAGTTTGGCGAGGATCTCTTGATATTCGGCATCGTCCAGAGTCTGCCACTGACGCTTCTCAATGTACTCCCGCAACTCTTCAATCTCTTCCTCCAGTCGCCGTTCAATCATCCTTGCTGAAATCATTCCCGTCTGGTGATCCGGGTGCTTGTCGCAACGCTCGTTGAAGTCTTTGATGTCTTCGTATTTCATACTCCACCCCAGCTTTTCACGCCCTGCCGAGCCATCGCCTCTTCGTACACCGCCAGCGCCTCGTGATCCAACTTACGCAAGGGCAGTTCCTGGAATTGTTTCCACTTCTCTTGATAGTGCGGGAGTTCGCTCGGCGGGACCCACCCGTATTGTATGCGCCACCGCACGGTGATGTCGGTGCCGGCCGAAGTCCATATGTATTCATTGCTCATCGCTGTTGCTCCAGTTAAAAGTTAGCATCTTCCCATTGCTTGTTGACTCGTACCTGCTGCTTGCGTTTGCCTTCGCTAACAGTTTCGAGTCTCCCTTGCTCCAGCCACTCCCTGATCTTGGGCTTGGCTCGAGTTCTTCCCACGTGTTGACCGGCGATGTCGTAACCATACGTGGACAGGGTGTCCACGGAGCACGCTTCGCCGCTCTTGCGCAGTGTGTCTATTGCTCGCTTGACGGCTTCCCATAGCGCGTCGTCGAACTCCCCGCCGTCGTCCTCCTCGGGGTTGTACGTAACAAACGTGTTGTTTTCCACCGCCATGATATGCACGGGTGGCTGCGGCGCTGCGTAGGACGCTTTGTCGAACGAGAGCTGCAGGTATCGCGTCTTGGTGCCCTGATCGTAGGGTCTGAAGTTCACGAGGTTCCAGTGCGCTCGGGTCAGGTCGCCGAATGCTGCTGCGCCACGCGTGGTGTGCATGTCGGCTTCCCCACTCCTTGCGCCAGCCTTGGTCGT